GTAACATTAATTTTATATTGTGCAAACATTAATGTGTACACCTGTAACATTGAGTAAGGGTATTTGTATATTTTAAAAGATGACCGAAAAACGCATAACTAAAGGATTTAGACGTTTTAACTTTCGGACGAAATAGAACTAAACTGAAACATTTTGACACGTATTTGACACGCGACCCACCTTAATTGGTGGGTTTATTTATGTAAAAAAATAACCACCCAGTGACATGTGTAGGTGGTGAATATAAAAAATTTGAGAAAGGAATTATACATGTAAATAAATTATAACATAAAAAAATAGGGCAAGCACCGCTATGTGCCTACCCTAGTATGATTACGTGGTGAAAAGAAATTTTAGTGTTTTATAACTCAAATATAATTATATTATAACATAAAAGGCAACCGTCGCAACAGTTACCCCAAGTACATTCCGCAGATATGCACCGCAATTTCTGTTTAATTATAACATAGATTAGCTAATTGTTCCCCATAAACTTCCCACCGAATGATTAGGAGGATTTGACCCGTTCCATGTGCGAATAGGCAAATAATAAAGAGTTCCTTTCCATTCATATTCAAGCCATACATGGTTATCTTGAAGTAAAACGCTTGTATAATCACACCAGCCACCAGGTTGAAAATCATAAGCGTATGGGCAGCTTCTAAATGGTCCGACTGTTCTAACCATAATTGGTTGGCTACCGTTAGTGAAACGTGCTTTCTCACTCATATACCATGTACCATAACTGTTACGTTTCCATGCACCAGCTACAGTTGATTTAGTATTACTTGCAGAACTTGTTTTATTAGATACAGTAGCTGTCGGTACTTTGCCTGCTTGATAAGCTCTAATTTGCTTAATGAAGTAGTCTTTAAGTTTGAGTTTAATTGCTTGCGAAGGTACGCCTTGCGTTACTGGATCAAAACCGGTATGCAGTTTCATTGATCTGTGTGGACAGCTAGTTTGTGAGAATTCCATATGCAAACGAATTGTATTCCTATCAGCTTTTAATCCCCATTTGTTTAATAACCTTGCAGCTTCTTGAAAACTCGCTTGTTCGTTTGCTAAAAACACTTTATCACTTGCACCAATAGATTGACATATCTCTATACCATATGAGTTTTTGTTACCGTTCTGATTGGCTGTATGCCACGCTATACGGCTTTCTGGCAGTGCTTGGTATACTGTGTTCCCACTTATATATGAATGAGCTACACCAGCTTCTAAACGTGATAGAGGGGCATTAACTAATCCACGATGATATGCTTCTGCAGTAGCACCTACGCTCCCTGCATCGTTGTGTAATGTTATTGAAGTTGGCTTATATCCGCGATTAGGTAAACGATAACCTTTCACTTCATCACGAATATAACTTAATTTTTTCATTTTCTTTTTAGCCGTTGTTTTCTTCTTAGCAGTAGTTTTAGTAGCAGATTGTGCAGAAACCTTTTTTGCACTTTCTGATTTGTAATATGGACGAATAAACCACATAGGGAAATCATAATTATGAACAATTCTTTGCGCTACTTCTGTTTTTGCACTCCCCCCACCAAACCAATTTTGATCTAATGATTGGAATTTCATATATTTACCATCATAATTACCTTTTGTAACAATAGCGACATGACCATATCCACCACCATAGTTGCGATTAAATACAACTACGTCACCTTCTTCTGCCTTGAAACTAGGTGTGTTGTTGTACACGGTTGCTTCACCTTTAAAATCATTCACATTAGGTATGTCTGCAGCACCTGCACCTTTTAAGCCATGACCGAATAACTGATGCCAATACTTGTTTGCTAAATCAAAGCACTGCCAACCAAAAGCTAAATCATAATCCCAACCCTTGCCTTCTAGTGAATACAAATATTTAACTGCTTCTTTTTGTGTTGATTTAGCGACCATCTTCTTCACTCTCCTTTAACACTTCATCATCGTGGTAACGACTAGCGCCACGTTTCAATTCTTCATCATACTCATAATCCGCAACGTCAAATTCTACTTCGTCAGTATCATCAGTAAATGGTTCAGATGTGTCAAACTCTGTAGGTGTCAACTCTTTTCGTTCTGGTGTAACTTTTTCATCACTAACCGCTTTCTGATACTCAACTGGATCAACATTTTCATCACGTGGTTTTGTGTAAGTCTGTGTAATGCCACTGTCTTTCATCCCTTTAGTAGTAGGATCGTTTATTACTCCGAATGTGACTAATACAGCTAATAATCCATTAATACCATCGCTAAATTGTTCCAGTTGTTCTGTATAGTTTAATCCTAACGCTTGCGTTATATTGTTAACAAAAAGGACTATCGCCGAAACGATAGCCACCCAAAATGATTTCTTTTTGAAACGTATTTTCCAATTTATATTTTTCATCTAAAAACCTCCATATATAATAAAAGCCGACACATAAGTGCCGACTTATTTAAAGAAGATGTTTGCTACCAAAGAGATAAGCGGGACTAATACAACACCCGCAAATCCCAACCAGTAGCCAATAACTTCTCTGTTTCCTTTTGCTTCTGCTTCTACAGTCCCTTGCAAACTTTTAATTTCTTTCTCATGACTTTTTGTTTCGTATTCTAAATCAGTAACTCTAGTTCCTACTGTTGCTAATGATTCGCTCATTTTTTCTAAGTGTTTCTCAGACCTAGATTGTGATTCAAATGCTTTCTCTTGTAGCAATGTCTGTCTATCTACTTTGTTCAACAAACTATTAAAATTGTCTGTGTGTTTGTTATCCACTTCGTTTATGCGTTCATTTATCTTACCTCTTGATCTTTCCCACTCGTGTCTTAATACATATTTATTTTCGTCCATAAATACCCAAACCACCTAAGAAACCGACAAATCCAAGCCATGCTGTGATAGCGATTAACTGTGCTGGCGTTAGCCAATTAATAGCATTATACACAGCTGCCGACGACATTAAGAAGTGTATAATGGCACTTCCTAACCCACCTATTAACATAAAATGGCTCGAACAATTATTTATAGACCTTTTACCAAACAAAAGACTTGATAGAATTAGACAAGTGCCGAACACAAGCAGTAACAAACCCCATATCCAAACAGGCATAACTTCATTTAGCGCTCGGTAGAAATCACTTTCGTTAATAACCTTTTCTTGACTTATGAGCCAATAGAGACCACGTATATCTACAAACACACCTAACCCAAACAATGATAAAGTGGCTAGTTTATCGTGTATTGTGAAGTTTTCGTTCATGCGTTCACCTACTTCCATCTAAATAAAAACCACAAGCTATTCAGCCTGTGGTTCCGGATATTTTTCTCCTGTAATCAAAGCGTATTCTTCTTTGTCGATAACTTCCATATCAACAAACCATTGCATGTCTTCTAAAGAGTAGATACCCCAACTCCATTGTGTTTTTAAATCTTCATATTTAGGAAACATATACATATTATTCTACCCCTTTATTATTTAATTGGTTTTGCAATTCAACGTTTTGTTTCGTTAATTCAGTTATCTGTTTAGCTAAGTTCGTGACTATTTTCGCTGTTTGTACTGAACTCATTTGTAAATTACCATAAGTTTTTCTTAATTCTTCATCAGTACCATTCACATTGTTAGAAGGTGGATTAGGTATACTTTCTTCTTTAACATAATTTGGATTCATGGTAACTTTTCCACCCGAATAAATTAGGTTTCGTGGTTCATACACTTCTAAAAATTCTTGGGGTATCTCAATTTCAATACTACCTTCCAAATCGCCCTCTGTTACATATCCAATAATTTCGTTTTTGTCATTTATTTGTATTCTCATTTTTTAACACCAACTATTTCTATAATCGATAAAACATTTGCATCTTTCACACCTTTATTGCTTTCGGGTAAATAACTATTGTTATGAGATATTGTTAAGTGCTTTTCATCATTAAAAGTTGCGCCCATTTCATAAAATCGCGCACTACCACCATCTGCATCAGATAAATTAAAGTCATGAATCGCTAAACTATTTTGAGGTTTATAAAATTTACAAGTTTTTTCTCCACCAACGAAATTGTATTTTACTACTATCTCTTCAAAATCCTTGTAATTCTCTTTAAGTTCTAAAATAGTTTTTGGTAAGTTAGCATTACCACTCCATAAAGTTGTATATCTTTGTGACAGTTTGTTATCTATATATAATTTGAGTTCTTTAGATAGTTCTTCTCTCTTATTGTTGGCTTCTGTTTTTAATTCTGCACTGTCAAAATCTTTTTGACTAATTAGTTGTTTAGCTTCAATTTTTTCATCTAATTCCATCATTGATTGATTTAATTTTGTATCAACCAATTCTTGATAATCAGACACTATAGTTTGGAAATCACTTACGATGTCTTGATGAGTTTGTATAAAGGCGTTGTAATTTTCAACTACTTCTTGTTTATCACTTTCGACATCAGACTTGATAGCTTCAAATATATTTTGATATGCATCGCCTTTTGTAGTAATTTCGTTTATTTTTGTTGCAGCTAAATCATTTAATTCTTGTAAACTATTAGTTTTAGCGATATTTATATCTGAAATACCTTTATCTCTTGCTTCTTCAACTTTAGACACATAATCTTCTAAATTTTCCATAGCTTCTTCAATAGCAACTACACGTTGGTTTAACTGTTCTTCTAATTCATCGAATTCAATGATGTAATTAAGTTTCGTTTCACCATCAAATTCCCATGCCAATGATTCCTGAATAGTAAAACTGAATATCCTTTCTGCTACAATAGATTGCGTTTTATCTGGTGTCTTACGTGTCACATAAACTTGCGACGTAACTTTACCCGGTAATTTCAATATATCGTCTGGAACTTTAACAGATATTTTACCATTCATACCATCAGTTATTTCTAAAGGAACTCTAACTTGCAACCCTTTACTGTGGATAAATACAATACTGGATTTAACATTTGCATTACCTAGTAATAAAGGTGTTTTATTTTGTGTTACTGTAAATTCAAATATTCCTGTGTCACGATCCGATGTAGAAAAAGCCACGTTCAAATCAGAACGTGACTGTAAGAAAGCGTTAGTATCTAAATTAATCTTAGCTTTTTTATTCGGTACTGTATTGTAATCACTCATTCTATTACCTCCTATTTAACTGTTTCAAATGGTACGATATTACCATTCTTATCAACTTGGTTATATCCAACCACACTATTTGTAGCGTTCGTTACAGTAACTTCTCCATCACCAGCATTGTTAAAGACTGTTACATTCTTAACAACATCAGCATTTGCAACGAATACTTGGCTTTTACCATATACTTGATTTTCTGAAATGATTCCATTATCACACTCAAATGCTTTTACACCGCCACGTTTAGAACCATCAGAAATTTCATCTGTATTCGTATTCGTTACATCGTTACCTTTGATTGAAAACATGTTAGCATTTTGTAAGAAGATACCATTTTTACCCGAACCATCTAACGTGTTTCCTGTAACATGAATATGTGTTGATTCGTTAGCCTCTCCTGGGTATTTAGAGGTTTTAATATACATGCCCTCTGTTTTCACGTTAGTCATGTGGTTATTTTTCACATACATATAATGTGTTGACATAACTTGAATCGCTCTAAAGCAATCCGTCATGATGTTGTTACTTATATGCAAATCTCTAGTAAGTTCAATACTTATCGGCATTGCTTTGTTCCAATCTTCTCCAATAAAATAATTATCAGTAATAGTAATATGCTCGTTGTAACCAAAACTTCCACGATAATAACGACCGAATGATGCAACAGCTACGTTAAAGTTACGGAAATAATTACCTCTGATTACATGTTCTAATGCACCTTGTGATTTACCACTTGGTATTCCGTTATGATCGTTAGCGCTTTGATACTCTCCACCAACAGCCGATATACGTACTGGATAAACCATTTCTTGAAACACATTGTCTATAATGCGCACGTTTTTAAATTTGAAAGAACGTACACCACTGTGGCATTCTCTGAAATCATTATTTGAAATTTCGAAGTTGTTTTGCCAAATATTATGTTTAGCCGAGTGGTTACCAATACATACATCAAATCCCGGTGCTAATGCAGAAGGTCTAAATTTGTTGTATTTAATGATAATATCTTTAGAAATTGTACCGTCATACACACCCCCATTAATACCTCCAGCATAATAAGAGCCAATTTGAATAGCTTCTTTATCCGTTTCATTCAGAGGATTGATATATCCTTCAAAAATACAGTTTTGAATGAGTAAATTTCTAGTACCGTTTATATCTATACAGTGATGTGAAATTGAGTTTTTAAACTTAACGCCATCAATTGTAATATTGTCAGCATGTCTTAAATTCAACATATTAACGTGTGTAGTCGGATATTTGTCCATTTGTTCTATGTTGTTATCTAAAGTCCCACCAATGATTTTTATATTATGTTCACCTTCATAAACCACTCGCTCATCTAACGGATCACCGTTATCAAAGAAGCCTTGTGCATGTCCTCTCAACATAACCGTGTTATCTTCCATTTTTACCGTTGTATTGGAATAGATATACATTCTTCCTGTACATAAATAAACGCCAGAAGGAATATATAAAATACCCCCACCAGCGTCTTTAATTCTATTCAATGCGTGTTGTACATCTCTTGATGCGTCCGTTTTACCCGTTTTATCTGGATTATATTCATCAAGGTTAATTTCTACTAATTGATTTTCAACTCGTTTTATATCAATATTTGTTTCGTTGAAGTCGTGTAATAGCCTTTCAGATAACAAACCATGAATCTTACCATCAGCAGAAACTCTACTATCTGTAACTTCTCTTGAACCTGTGGTATCAATACCTTGTACTAACCCACGTATACGTTCTAATTGATAATAAAGCATTTTTTCAACTGTTGTATTGCCATACTTGATTTGTTTACTATCGTGTGCAATTGCTTCTCGTTTTTTATGGAAGTCTTGCATATCTGACAATCGATTAAACTCATATTCGATTTTAGTATCGTTATCAATATCCTCACGGCGATAGCTTTGACCAAGCGTTAAGCTTCTATTCTTTTGTAGTCTTAACATAATGTCACTCCTTCTTAATAAAGTAATTCAACTTGATTACCAATAACTCTCGCTAATCGTAAACTACCTTCTTCATTTAAATGTTTACCATCTGATAAATAAGCACTAGAATTATACTTGTTTATGCCTGATAAGGCGTTTAAATTTATAAATGGAACGTGATTCATTTCCGATAAATCTTTAATAGCATTTATGAATTCTTTGAAGTATATGCCATCTTTATTAGGGTAATCATCACTGTTTTCCCCATCTGTTGAATACATTCTAGACATGAAGATAGGCGTAATAAATATGATTCTAACGTGTGGTAATGTTTCATTTATATTTTTAACAATCTTGTTAATAGCCCCATTGAACGTAGTACCTACCACATCAGAATTACTACCAAGTGATGCTTGATTAGTGAAATCATTGGTACCAAATAAAATAGTTATAGCATCCACACTATTCCAATTTGTGCTACTTAACCTTTCTGCTGTTTCTCGGTAGTCTCGTCCACCATTTTCATAATATTGTTTCGCTGCATTAACTAATTGTGAAAAATCATTATTTTTTATAAACTCCGAAAGTTTTTGCATACTCATATTATTTAGTAATGAATTTCCAGTATGTTCTGTCATTCGACATCCATAAAAACCGGCTTTAATGATATTGGCACCTGTATTTTCTTCAATCGTTTCTGGATAGTGACCTAAATCAGTAATGCTATCACCAAACGTAACAATTGTTTTGTTTTCCAAAGGTGATTTTAATTGTTGATTACCTTCCATATCTTCTAAACCTATGACAGCGTCTTTATGAGTCACTGGGAAATAGGCATCTCCTTCTTTATCAACTAGATATCTGTGATTAATCTCAGCCATTTAGTAGTGTCACCCCCACGATGTCCGAATAACTTTCTGGAATTAATAAAGACGAACCATCAATTGATTGTCCGCCTTTAGCATTTTTCATTTTTTTAATTTGTGTATTTATTCTTTGTTGTATTTTTATAATGTCATCCCTAGCATTACTGAATTCAGCGTCTACTGGTTTGTTTGCATATGGATGTGGTTCGGTTAATTTAACTACTTTCAGTATCAAATTGAAACCTATAGGTTTGTGAATGAAACGTATTTCACTATTTTCAGCGATACGATCTAAACCAATGTAGTTTGTCGCAACTTCAACAACTGGTTCATCTTGCAAACTTGATTTCATCGTTTCAAGTAAGTCTGCCTTATCCAAAGCGTTATCATCATACACTGTAGGTGCAGCCATATGCCCAAACGACGAATAGTTTGGTGATTTGTATTCTGCACTTGTATGATAAACATCCGTACCTTTTAACACTGCTGTTAAGTTTAATGTGGTAGATTTCTCTGTACCTACATACATACATGGGGCTGTTTTGTATTTTTTAACGTTGGGGTCTGCACCTCTGAATGTGGCTTTAAACTTATGCTTTCCTTTACTAAGTCCGCGTGCAATAACAATTGATTCTGAGCGTGCAGTATGACTATAGCAACTGTACTGACCAATCAATTTATCATCGATATAAACATCTAACAAACCACCACTTGATAATTTTTTAAGCGACCATGTTAATGTTTCATTTCCCCACTTACAATACAAATCCTTTTCGTAATAAGCACCAACCTCTTGTGTGCGCCAAGTACCTTCTTTGAAGAATCTACCGACGTAATTTAAATTAGGAGGTTTGATTGCACTGTAATTCTTAGTTTCAGTTTTTGTTTTTTTCTTGCCATAACCTTTTATATACGTTTTCAAATTCAATGTATCGGTAGTAGCGCTAATTTCATCATTGTTGTATCTGTATATAATAGGAAAGTCAGCGAGTTGATAAAATGTTTCTTTGTCGTAAATATATATTGTTTTATTATCAGCAAAGTAAATGTAACCAAATAGTTCAGCACCTTCAACAAGATGTTCCATACCATTGTTGCCACCTAACTCATCTATTGGTACACGTTTAGTGAAATCCCCTTTGATAACATATTCAAAGCCTAAGTCATTACCGTTGAAACCAAAGTCTAAATATTGTTCAAGTGTGTAAGTTGGTTTTTCATCACCTTTTTCATCTGTATTTAAACTTTCGTTTTCTAAATCCTTTTCAATATAATGGTTTTGAAATTCCATAAAACAATGTTTAGCCACAACTTCATTACTTACTACTGCACCATCATGACTTAAGGATGTAGACTTTATAATGTATTCTTGACCCTTCCACAATAGATACATTTCATTAACAATAGAATCGAAAATATCTGCATTTATATTCGTTTTATATATGGTAAAAGTGATTGAACGTTCATTATTTTGTTCGTATTCATATTTAAATGAATCGAAATCGAAATCTGTTAATATTTCTGCATATGTTTTCTTTTTATTCATTAAAACTAAACTATTCAAACTATCACCTACCTATATATATAATTAAATACAAATTCAATATTAATGTTACTTATACCATCGCCTAAAAACTGGAAATCGTTATAGCCACGCTCTAAAGATATCCATTGCCAATTTGAATTATGTCCTACTCTTTTACCGTTTAATAAAGGGTGAACTCCTTTTAAAGTAAATGCTTGCGTTGAGTCCACTGCACCTTTATACACAAACTTTTCATCTGTGGTTCTATTCCATAGGATGAACCCGTTTGGTGCGTCTATATTAATATAAATGATTAAGTTATGACGTAGTAATGGGTCTATTTTCCCGTCTGATCCATTGAATATTTTAAATCCAGAAGTAGTATGTTTATATTTCAATGTATCGTCATCTACTTGTAAACCTGACCCAAACTGCCATGTATCGTCATTCGTTCGAATGTGATTCGTGCTATATAAGGATTCTGAGTACCCTTTAAAAACAACGAATTTTATAGAAAATGTTCCAAAAAAACTAGTTAAATCTTCGATTGCGTTTTCTTCAACATAAACTGCATATTTTTTTCCTGGCATATCTGAATGCCAAATATAATAAGGTTCTTTTCGGAATAACATACCTCTTAATTTAGATTTCAGTAGATTATAATCATTTGTATCTGTTCCTAAATAGGAAAAATTTAAAACCAAATTAAAAGGACCGAACGTAGTCGGTCCTAAAAGTATTCCATCTGTTCCATTTATTTCAAGAGAATTCGGCTTGACTTCTACGCCGTCTTCTTCGAAGTCTAGAAATTTCAACCCTTTAATATCGGTCAGTTTAAATGAATTTTCTTCGTTGAATATTTTTACTTCTTTTTTCAAATTAGAAAGCACCTCCCATATTGTATGCCATCCTTTGAGCTCGTTTACCCTGTGCCTTGCTCATATCTTGCTCGCTCACACCTGTAGGTTTCTGTTCTAAACGTTGGTTACTAGCTACAAGTTGTGTTAGCAATTCTACTTGCCTTTGTGTAGCTTCTAGCTGCCTAGCCATAACATTTATCATTTCGTTGTCGTTATTGTTGCTAGTAGAAGGCGTACGCATTTGATTAGGGCGTTTATTTTTCTTATTACCTTCTATTCTTTGTGTAGCGATAGCAAGTAACTTCATAGCATCAGATTGTCTACTTGGGTCTGTTGGGATAACAAATTCTGGGTAGCCACCTTCAGCTATATTGTACCAACCAGATGAATTAATTAATCCGCCTGTGGCAAATCTTCTGGAACCAGATGGACCCCAACCAGATTTTCCATATGGTAAATCGCGTCTCCAGTTAGAGTTATTGAAGAAAGCAAGTAACTGATCATAACCGTTTTTAATATTTTTATGACCTTTAACTGCATATGACTTAAATGTACTAGGCACATATTGAAGTAAACCTTGTGCCGGAGTACCTCGCAGATTATTAATATCTCCGATGTTTCCTTGTGTTACACCGGCGTTACCATTTGATTCACGTTGAATTTGTGACACAATGCCGTTTAATTCTTTGCCTGAAAGATTAACTTTCATTTGTTTTGCAGCTCGTTTGATGTCTGATTTCCATTTGGAAGCTGATTTATTTTGACTGCCCCCACCATTATTTTTTTTCAACCAATTAGTAGGGTCAAATGCTACACCGTTTTTTCTCATTTCATAGTGTAAGTGAGGTCCTGTACTATCTCCAGCACTTGCACCCTGTTTTGATGGGTCGCCACCAGATAAACCTAAATAAGTTCCCGGTTTAACTTTTTTACTTCCACTAAATGCTAATTTACTCATATGACCGTAAATTGCTTCCATTGCGCCACTCTTAATCCACATACTGTTACCAAATCCACCGTTATAACCAGATTTAGCTGTAGCTGTACCTGCTAATGTAGAGTAGAGTTTACTACCATAACCATAGTTAATATCTAATCCATGATGGGCGCGTGGGAATGGATAACCAGCTTTAGCTGCTTCTGCTGCTGAATTGGCGAAACCAAAGTTAATACCTTTAGATAGGTCGATATATCCACCGTCGCCTGCACCTTGTTCTTCCATCCATTTTTTGAATGTATCTGTTGCAGCTTTTTTAAGTTTACCGAACATTCCAGACATCATATCTCTAGGTAATGATGCTGCTTTAGCAATACCAAACGCATCCATGTTAACGCCAAAGCCTTCTAATACTTTGTTAAGTAATTTGCCCGGTTTTTCTATCCAGTCCATTACATCTCCAACTTTATCTTTTAACCAATCTTTCCCTTTGGCTGCAGCTTCAAGCGATTTACTAACTATTGCTTTACCACCATCGACTACTTTTGCAGCTCCAGCTTTACTTGCATCCCAAGCGTCGCCAAATACATTATCGCCTTTTTTCTTTTTCTTAGGTTTTTTATTAGATAAAGTACCACTAGCAAACTTAGGTAGCGTACCATTAGCGAATGCTGGACTATTGCTTAACATTGAATGAGTTTGAGCACCATTCATAACAGATGAGCCTTTAGGCAGGAACGCTGTTGTATCTCTGTTAGGCGTGAGGGCCATTTTACCGTTAGGATATTTAATAGCTTCATGCCTGAAACCACCAGGACCATTACCTCGTCCTTTATCTCCCACAGTGGCAAATGTATCACGCGCTATCTTACCGTTCTTAACTACATTTGTAGTCGTATTAGTGTGTTCCGTTCCAGTGTGCAGTTTGATTTTAGGAAGTTTATCCATACCAAGTTTTCCACCGACCCAGTTCACACCTTCGATAAGTTTGTTTAATCCGCCTTTAACTTTGTCTATCATTCCAGAGAAGAAACCTTTAATATCTCCAGTTACCGACTTGATAACATCACCCATTTTGTTCATAACACCTGTGATTTTATCTTTCATTCCAGTAACTATATCAACTGTTCCACTCTTGATGTCCTTCCATTTTTTAGACATGAAACCGCCGACGGAATTCATTGTGTTACGTGTTCCTTTAGATAAAGAGGACCACGCCCCTTTGACACCAGACCATAATGCTTTAGCTTTATCTACTGTTCCGGATTTAATAGATTTCCATTTAGAACTCATGAAACTACCAACTGACTTGAATATGTTAGTTGTGCCTTTTTTAAGATTGTTCCATGTATTTTTCACGCCAGACCATAAAGCTTTAGCTCTATTTACCACGCCATTTTTAACAGAAGTCCATAATTTTAGAGCAAAATCTTTCACTGCATTAAATATTGCAGTCGTACCTTTTTTAAGCGCATTGAATGTGTTGCGAACGCCATTCCAAAGTCCTTTAGCTCGGTTTATAACACTGTTTTTAATAGCATTCCAAACTTTAATAGCAAAATTCTTAACTGCGTTAAATATAGTTGTTACGGTATTTTTTATTCCTTTGAATATTTTAGCAATACCATTTCTTAAAATTCTAACAATATTTAGTATGCCATTTTTAATCGCATTCCAAACTTTTATGGAGAATGACTTAATAGCGTTGAATATAGTCAACACAATTCTTTTCACCAAGTTAAAGTTAGATCTAACTTGGTTAACATAAGTTTTAATTATTGCAACTACACCATTTTTAAGTAACGTCCATATTTTAATTGCTGCTGCTTTCATTCCATTCCATAAAGCAGATAAAATATTTTTTAACGCTTGGATTGGGTGCTGAACAGCGAATTTAATGGCGTTCCAAACTGTTATAGCAGTGTTTTTAATGGCGTTCCAAACAACAATTGTAGAAGTTTTAATTGCGTTCCAAATATTAATGATATAAGGTTTGATGAATCCAAAGACAGATATTGCTGCGTTTTTAATTGCATTCCATGCAGTTATTACAGCGTTTCTGAATGTGCTATTCGTTTTCCAAAGGTGAATGATAGCACCTACTAGCGCAGTAATCACAGTGATAACAATTCCCACTGGACCAGTCATAAATCTTATTGCTAATCCTAATCCTTTTGTGGCTAATGCTGCTGCTTTAGTAACACCAGTCCATATTGTCATTGCAGTTGCTGCAATTTTAGATTTAATCGCTTGTATCGTCTGAGAAGTGGTTAATGCAGTCATTGCAGCTCTATATCCGTTGGCTATACCCCTAGCTGTAGCAGTAACACCATTCCATATAGCCTGTGATGCAGCAGAAACTTTAGCCGCACCATTATGTCTAATGAAGAATTGTATTAAACTAGACATTCCACTAAACATACCACCAATAGTGCTTGCCATCTTACCGAATATAGTTAAAACTGGTCCCATCGTTACTAATGTGATGCCTAGCCATTTGACCATTCCACCCAATGTTTTTTGAGTGGAACCATCTAAACTTTGCCACCAGTTTATAATACCTTTAATACCATTTGCTAGTTTAGAAAAGGCACTACCTAATTTTTCTCCTGTTTCTTTCGCCCATTGTTGAGCGCCAGGAGATTTTAACATCTTCTCAAATTCGTGGAGTGAGTCTTTTGACTGCTCGAACACTCCGCCTAATAAACTTTCACCTATCATACCAATATAGGCTTTAGTATTTTGCATCATGCCTTTCCACGATTTAGAATAAGCGTTTGCCATACCACCTGCGAAGTCGTCCATTACAGTCAAGAACTCTTTCGAACTAACTTCACCATTGGTAACCATTTCTCTAAATGCATCATATGAAACGCCTAAATGTTTAGCCATAGCATTACTAAAACCTGGCATTCCTTCTTCGACCATATTCAATTCTTGTGTCATAAGTTTACCTTGACCTTGTACACGGTTGAATATCATAGCCATTTCAGATACTGGTCTGTTACTACCAACTGCAGCGTCACCAACAAGCTTAATGTATTTCTCTAAATCTTTACCTTCTTTTACACCTGCTGCTAATGCACCTGCTGCCACGTCAGTACCTTCTGCCATTGTGGTCATGCCACCTTCAATAGCTTTCGATACTTGGTCAGTGATTGAGCCAACTTCTTTCGTTGAATAGCCCAAACCTTCTAATTTTGCCTTAGCACTATCTAAACCAACTAATCTATCGAAACCTAATTTAGCTGTGATACCTGCCATAGCAGTACCAGCAATCAATGCAGGTTTGGTAATACTACTTGTCAGTGAACGGCCCATGTTTTGAGCTTGGCCACCTACACTTTGCATGCTAGATCCTATACTTTTAAACGAATTACTTAATCGACCAGCCATAGAAAAGTTTTCTCTATAGTACTGATTTAAACGACCGTATTCGTCTTTCATAGCATTAATAGCATTAGCTTGCTTGTTATACTCTGTTTGCAATCTTACCGCTTTAGCACTGTTTGCACCTTGTGATTGTGCCACTTGTTTATATTGCTTTTCTAGTTCACCTAAATTTGATGTGCCAACTTTAATAGATTTGTCGAGGTCATTCATTCTTGCTTTATAAGATGATGCACTCTTTTCACCATATTTAAAGTTGTTACTAGATAATTTCAAACTAGAGTTCAAAGACCTAAACTCACGCTTAATGCCAGCTAGCGTTTTACTAACTCCCATGTCACGCATGGATAGGTCAATCTGTAACCCCTTTATTCTTTCTGCCATTACTCCACCTCCTTACTTGTGAGATGTATTACATGAACGCATCTAGCATGCTGTCCGTTTTCTTGACGTTTTTCTTATTACTTTCGTCAACTAACTCCATGAAGAAAGCAAAGGGCATATCCAAAATGTCATTAATATCCTTGCCCCCATCTTTCATCATTTGTAGCATGAGTTTCTTCATGTTTTCTTTATGTTCTTTATAAGATAGAGATTTTAAATTATTCTCGCTAGTTCCTTTTTTCTTTCTTCATCCATTTGTCCTTGTGCGATAAATTCAATTTGTCCTTGTAATTCTTCTACTGCATCTGGTGCATGTAATCTGTCTAGTAAGTCGTCTTTTGTGAATTGATTGTTGTAGATGTCTACGACCATATCTAGCATTTGGTCGATGTTTTCTTGTGCGGAAGCATTTTCTTCTGATGCACCGTCCATTAAATCTGCTGCATCATAGATTTTACGGAAAGGAATTTGTGTTGGAGTAATGAATGTGTCGTATTTTGCGTTGCCCTCTGTGTCAGTTACTGCGTTACCTTTTTTGTCGATTTGAGTTAATTTAATAAAATTACGTTTAGCCATATTTAATTTCT